ACGAATCTTTGACTAGATTTATAGGAACTATTGCACAGACACTTGGCCCAGAAGCTTTGCTGAAATTTATAGATCCAAGCGAAGCTATCAAGAGACTAGCAGCAGCACAAGGTATCGACGTACTCAATCTTGTACGTACAGCCGAGCAGCTAGAACAGATGAAGCAAATGACTCAACAAGAGTTAGCTCAGAAGTCACTTGTAGATCAAGCCGGTCAGCTTGCTGGTACACCACTCATGGATCCTACTAAGAATCCTGAGTTGGCAGAACAAGCAGCAAATGTAATAGGTAATTTACAACAACCACCAGAACAGTAAATGTCAGAAACATTATCATATCAGCCAGAGACACAAACTGAAAGTGCACCTGATAACCTCACACCAGAGGAGCAAGATAGCCTTGCCGTTGGTGAGAAGCTACAGGAACAGCAAGAAGGTTTACTGGCTGGTAAATATAAAAGTGCAGAAGAACTAGAAAAAGCATACGTAGAGCTACAGAAAAAACTTGGCGAAAGCAAAGAAGAAGATACAGAACAAGCTAGTGCAGAACCAGAGCCCGAAGATAAGCCACAGCTATCTGAGGGTGCTACACTGATTACAGATGCTAGCAAAGAATACTTTGATAATGGTAATAAATTATCACCAGAGACTCTTGCTAAGTTCTCTTCTTTATCTAGCCAAGATCTTATCAAAGCCTACATGGAGGTACAATCCAACCCTGAGTTTCAACAACAACAGGCAGCACCACCAGCTGATATCACTGCATCACAGATCAACCAGATCAAAAATGCAGCAGGCGGTGAGCAGAAGTATGCTCAGATAGTAAACTGGGCAAAGAGCAGCCTACCACAAGATCAGATAAATGCGTTTGATGAGGTAGTCAGTACAGGCAGTGTACAAGCTATACAACTAGCTGTGTCTGGATTGAAAGCTGAGTACGATAACGCAAACGGAGTCGAAGGTAGAATGGTAACAGGTAAAACTGCCCCCAACAACGGGGATGTCTTTCGTAGTCAAGCGGAACTTGTCCGTGCTATGTCAGACGCAAGGTATGATAACGACCCTGCCTACAGGCAAGATGTTATCGAAAAACTAGACAGATCAGATTTGGAGTTCTAACTATGCCCGGACATTACGGAAAAACTATGCCAAAAGGCAAGAAGAAAATGACAGCAGCAGAAAAGAAAAAGATGCTTGCTAAACTTAAGAAGAAAAAGTAATGGTCAAGAAGAAAGGAAAGAAGAAACCTACCTCTGACCCACGTTCTCCACTTGATGAGTTCAAGCCAGAGAAGAAAGAGTATATTAGACAGCTCCCAATACCGGGGCTGATCTATCCTCTAGCAAAAAACAACAAGAAGAAGCAAGACTTCTTAGGAAAAGATAACAACAACGTAGTATAACAATGACACACCACAACCACGACAATCAAAAATGGCATCCAGCAGAGGAGCTTAACGGAAGACTAGCTATGATAGGCATAGTTGCAGCTTTACTCAACTACGCTTGGACAGGGCAAATCATACCCGGAATCTGGTAATGCCAAAAGGTAAAGGTGGCTATAGCCCCGGCCAAAAAAAGATCGCACGTGTTGCACCACCTCGCAACAAGATCACAGGGGCAGACTTCGCAGCACTAAGAAAAAATGGCAAGAAAAAAGGGAGTAAGCCTGTCTCTCGGAAGAGGTGAGAAGAGCCGCAAAGGCGGTCTAACAGCTAAGGGAAGAGCCAAGTACAATCGTGCCACTGGCTCTAATCTCAAAGCCCCTCAACCCGGAGGAGGAGCTCGTAAAAGGTCTTTTTGTGCTCGCATGTCTGGCATGAAAGGCCCACTCAAAAAACCAAATGGTAAGCCTACACGAAAGGCTCTCGCACTACGACGTTGGAAGTGCTAATGAAAAAAACAAAAAAGATAAGACCATTCGACGAGCAAGACACAAGACTTGCTATGGGGCAAGATGCTGGTAACTTCTATAGACAGAAGGCTAAGTATGATGCCAAGAAAGATATGTCGAAAGAAAAGTATGACCCAACAGAGGGTAAAAAACGAGGTAAAAAATTACTTGATGATTTATTAAAAGGAGTATGACAGAGTATAAAATAAACAGTCTTTTTCCATCCACTGTTATGGAGACAAAGTATACTGGCTGGAGAGAAGAGGATACAGCCTTAGCTATGAAGCTGCTGGACAACCCGAATCCCGGAGTATACAACTGGAACAGTAAAGATCGTTATATTTTGAATAGTCATTTTCCCGATCTTAGAAAATTTATAGAAGATGCTATACGGGTATATGCTGAACATATAATTGTTGGTGCTAAGTTCGACAAGAGTGAATATGATTTTAGAATTACACAATCTTGGTTAAACTTATGTAAAGGATCAGCGATGGGACATCATCGACATACGCATGCAAACAGTATTATATCTGGAGTATTTTATATACAAGTAAATGAAGGAGTTGACGTTATACAATTTGACGATGGTAAATCAACAGATACCATTGTGATTTTACCAAAAAAGTTTAACGACTTTAACGCCAATGCGTGGACAAAAAAAGTTTATAACGGACAGCTTCTTCTATTCCATTCATCTATGGGGCACTTCGTCCCACCACTACAAAGCACTAACGATAGAATCTCACTATCTTTTAATTGTTTTCCTTATGGAAACATTGGTGACGACTCAGCGTTCTGTGGATTAACAGTAAAATAACATGGCAATCACATACAACGAAGACGGTTCTATAAAGAAACGCAAAGGCGATAAGAAAGCTATCGCTATGGGTGAGAAGTTTTTCGGTGTACCTAAAGACGTTAGGGACGCTAACAAAAGACTATCTGGCCCCGGCCCACACGACATCAATGACTCACAGAAAGTCATAGATTACTACAAAAAGAAAAGAAATCAAAAGGGTAAAGCATAATGCCTTTTCACAAAAAGAAAACAAAAAATATTGACGCTTTCAATTCAAAAACATCTAAGAACGGATTTGTAAATGATGCTGCTGAAGCACCTTTAAATCTTATCAAGTTTCTACAGGGTAACAAGAAGAGGAAAGACGCATTACAAAAAGCTAAAGACGAAGCTGGAGGCTACTAATGGCACACAAGAAAGGATCAAAGTGTGGCTGCAAACATGGAGGTAAGAAGAAGTAATGGGTAAGTTATGTCCACGTGGTAAAGCAGCTGCCAAAAGAAAATTCAAAGTATACCCATCTGCATACGCTAACGCCTACGGTGTTAAGGTATGTAAAGGTCAAGTCAAAGCTGGTGGTAAGAAGAAGACTGCACCCGGCTATAGCAAAGCAAAAAGAAGATGAGCTTACGTAGATGGTTCCAAGAGAAATGGGTTGACACCAAAACTGGTAAGCCCTGTGGCAGACAGAAAGGTGAGAAGCGTAAAGGCTACCCAGCTTGCAGACCATCTAGACGTGTGTCATCCAAGACACCCAAGACTACAGGTGAGATGTCTAAAGGCGAAAAGGCCAAGTTCAATCGAACTAAGACAAGTAGTAAACGGATTAATTATAATCACAAAAGACGCAACAAACTTAAAATTAAGAAGTAACATTGTCATATCAAATACACAAACTATTCCCCACCTATTTACACTGCATAGATAATATACCTATTTCAGATGAGCTCTTAAAGTACTGCCTTACTAGACCTGATCTTGACGTGGGTAAAACCAGATCTAATAGAGGCGGAAAACAATCTTTGGACACCAACGAAGATTCGATTATTAAAGATCTGATACAAAAAATTATAGATGAAAGCATACAGAAAGTATGTCAGTATGAACTTGGAATACAAGGTTATTGGATAAATGTTAATAGTCGTGATAGCTACAATGTCTATCATTGTCATCCCGGAGCAGCACTAGCTGGTGTAGTTTACTTACAGGCATCAGAGGACTCTGGTGATCTAGTATTCTATCATCCAAATGCCTACTCAATGTTTGAAGAGTCACAGGCATATGCACATGATGAGGATTTAGCACAGCATATGCAGATGAAAGTGTCACCACAGACAGGCTTATGTTGTATCTTTCCGGCACATCTGATGCACGGAGTAGAACCAAACAGAACTCAGGACGATAGGGTTTCTGTTTCATTTAATTTAATCGTCCGTTCATCCCAGTAGGGACGCATGACACCCAAGCATGGAACGGGGCTTGGTATATGGAGAGTACAATGACTGTAACCTACGTATATCGTGGCATCAAGTACACAAGAGTAATCGGTTAATAGGCCGTACAGGGAGGTTCAAGTCCTCCCATCTCTATTGGAGCGAGCCTGCTAAGGCAGATACCTCAATCCGTCTAGACGGTGGGATAGACCACAAAAAAATGGCCAAAAAAATTTCAGATCTGAGAAACGTAAAACAATATCATTCTTAGAAATGGCACAACAATCAAGTAATGACCCAGCGAGCCTTACACGGACGGGTCAATTAAATTCAGCTGGCTCACAGAGAGCACTGTATTTAAAATTGTTCAGTGGAGAAATGTTCAAAGGCTTCCAGCGTAACACAATCGCTAGAGACTTAGTGCAGAAGAGGACACTTTCCGGTGGAAAGTCAATGCAGTTCATCTACACTGGACGCACAAAAGCCGAGTATCATACACCCGGTAACAGCATACTAGGTAACTCCGATGGAGCACCTCCAGTAGCTGAAAAGACAATTACATGCGACGACCTATTAATCTCAAGTGCATTTGTCTATGAGTTAGATGAGACATTATCTCACTACGATTTAAGAGGAGAAATATCCAGAAAGATTGGATATGCTCTTGCTGAGAAGTACGACAGACTTATCTTCCGTCAAATTGCGAAGGGTGCACGTCTTGCTTCACCAATCACTAAATCAGGCTTCGTTGAGCCCGGTGGAACACAGATCAGATTAACCAGAAGTGGTGTAACAAACGCTACTGCTGCTTATGATGCTACCTGTTTAATCAACGGTTTCTACGACGCAGCTGCTGCGTTAGATGAGAAGGGAGTAGGTTCTGAAGGTAGAGTAGCTGTGCTCAACCCAAGACAGTACTACGAACTTATCCAGAACGTTGAATCAAACTCTCTAATTAACAGAGACGTACAAGGAGACGCATTACAGTCTGGACAAGGTATCATTGAGATTGCAGGCATCAGAATCTTCAAGTCAATGAACATTCCTTTCTTCGGAAACTATGGTACTAAGTACGGTTCTGCATCTGCTACAAATCCCGGTGTAACAAGCCCCGGAAACGTAGGATCTTTCATTGGTGATGACACAACTGCTAATGGAATGGAAGATGCTAGATCTAACCAAACTGGTATCCATAACAACTATGGTAATCACTCTGACTTCGAGAACAGCTGCGGACTTATCTTCCAAAGAGAAGCTGCTGGTGTTGTTGAAGCTATCGGCCCACAGGTTCAGGTAACTTCAGGTGATGTATCAGTTGTATACCAAGGTGACGTAATCCTTGGAAGACTAGCAATGGGTGCAGACTTCCTAAACCCAGCTGCTTGTGTTGAGTTACTAGCCGGTGCAGACCCTGCTTCTACAGGTAATGCTGCGTTCGGTGACAACTACCCAACAAACGCTTAATTTTTATTTTTATACGGGGGCTTCGGCTCCCTTTTTTCTTATGGCTACCACAAC